TGCCGCCCTCTCGAGCATGTTGGCGGCGAGTGAGTTCAGTCCAGGCCATCGTGATCTCCATTCAGCTTCGTAACCGAATAGAATCATAATCTACTGAACTTACTCAACTAGTTTTAAATCGGGCTCTGAGAGTGACCCTATGACGGGGCAGCTTTCTTGTGTGTTTCGGATCGAGGCGCGGATCGTCATGGGTGCTCTGTCGCCAAGTGCACGGATCGCAGCTGCCACGGCGGCCGGTCGGTTGGCAGCCTTTGTGCACCAGAACCGTCTGGGCTCGATGTGGGACGGTGCGATCGTCTTGGCTGTTGAGCCGGATGAGTTTGCGCCTGGTGCGGATCAGTTTGTCATTTGGCGAGTTGAGTGGGCGCATGGCGGCCGGCTCGGGGACAGTAATGTGCCGATCGGGACTTCCACGCCGGAGCAGATGTTGGTTGCGCAGGCCCCGGATATCGGCTCGGGCAACGAGGCGGAGTATTCATGACCGGATCTGCATTTGAAATTGCGCAGCTGGCCCAGGCAATCGAGCGGGTGGTGATGGTCGGCACGGTCACGGAGATTGATGCGCCGGCGGCTCGGGTGCGGGTGTCCCTTGGTACCGATGCGGTTTCCGATTGGCTGCCATTCGTCCAGTTCGGCTCGGCAACGGTGCGGGTCTGGATTCCGCCGGTGGTGGGCTCGCAGGTGACGGTCTTTTCGCCTGGTGGGGATACGACGCGCGGATTGGTTTTCCCTGGTCCCTTTGACGGCAGCGCGCCGGATGATCGTACCGAGGCGGTTCGCATCTCGATGCCTGGTGTTGATCTGGAATTGGTGGGTGGCGTGTTGCGCGTTCTTGCTGGCTCGATCGACGTGCCGAATGGCGACGTTGTTGCCAGCGGTGTCAGTCTGGTAAGCCACACGCATGGTGGCGTCAGATCAGGGCCGGCCAGTACGGCAGTTCCTAATTGATGCGGGTCTTGGAAGTCGCCAGAGGCGGCACGGTTTATCCGGACCCATGGTGGCGTCATGATTGGGCTTAATTCATCCACTGGACGCGCGCTTGGCGGGATTGATCACCTCCGTCAGTCGATCGTGGACATTCTGCGGACTCCGGTCGGCTCTCGAGTGATGCGTCGCGAGTATGGCTCGCGGTTGTTTCGTTTGGTGGATGCGCCTTTGGGTGAAAGCACACAGTTGGCGATCATGGCGGCAACGGTTGAGGCTCTGGAAACGTGGGAGCCGCGTCTGTCGATTGAATCGGTGGCTGTGAGCTCCTTTGGTGCCGGCTCGATCGTTTTGGATTTGGTGGCCATCTATCTGCCCGAGGGGCGGGAGTTGGCTTTGGATGGGATTGTCGTTTCATGAGCAGTTTTACTTCTATTGATCTGTCTCGCCTTCCGGCTCCGTCGATTGTTGACGTGTCGGACTTCGAGACGATCTTGGCCGCTTTGAGGGCGGATCTTGTGGCTGCAAAACCGGATCTTGCTGATGTGCTTGATCTGGAATCGGAACCGTTGGTTAAGGTTCTGCAAACATGGGCCTACCGCGAGTTGCTTTTGCGCACCGCAATCAATGAAGCCGGCCGAGGCACTTTGCTGGCCTTTGCTAACGGCGGTAATCTCGACCAGATCGCGGCATTTTTTAATGTTGCGCGCCAAGTCGTCACGCCGCAGGACTTGGCGCAAGTGCCACCTGTCGCGGCCGTTTTGGAGAGTGACGATCGGCTTCGGTCGCGCGTTCAGTTGTCGTTTGAGGGGTTCACGACAGCCGGCTCAATCGGGTCGTATGTCTTTTGGGCGTTGGATGCGTCAACCGATGTGAAGGACGTAAGTGTCGGATCGACTGTCCCTGGCGAGGTGCAGGTTTATGTGTTGTCTGGCGTTGGTGATGGCGTTGCGGATGGGACACTTCTCGGCGTTGTGAGTTCGGCGCTGTCGGCTGACGATCGCCGGCCTTTGACCGATTTGGTGGTAGTGCAGACGGCTGTAATTGTTAATTACTCCGTTGAGGCTGTTCTGTCGCTTTATCCTGGACCAGACGCGTCTTTGGTGCTGGCAGCATCGCAGGCTGCAGTTGATGCGTTTGTGTCGGATCAGCATCGGCTGGGCCACGACATAGCTATTTCGGGTCTGCATGCGGCGCTGCATGGCGCTGGGGTGCAAAACGTCAGCTTGACCGCGCCGGCTGCTGATATTGTTATCGCTTCAACGGAGGCGGCATTCTGCACGTCAATCACTGTGACGGTTGGTGGTGTTGATGTCTAATCTGCCATCCATCCTTCCACCTGGGTCGTCGGCTCTGGAGGTTCTTTTGGAGCAGTTTCCGATGCGGCTGAATGGCGCGGTTGATCCGTTGTCTACGCTTTGGGATCCGATGACCTGTCCCGTTGCGTTTCTTCCTTGGCTCGCCTGGTCGCTGTCTGTTGATGAGTGGGATTCGGATTGGTCTGTGGCGACCAAGCGGGCGGCGTTGGCGGAGTCGCTTGCAATCCATCGGCTAAAGGGAACGCCGGCGGCAGTTAAACGCGCGTTGGGCGCAGCCGGCTATGGCGATGCGTCGGTTGTGGAGTTTTGGGGTTGGGCAGATTATGACGGATCGCTGTCGTATGACGGGTCCGAAGATTATAAGGGTCCTGATGATTGGGCCGAATATCGGATTTATCTGGTTCGGCCGATCACGATTGAGCAGTCGAAGCAGGTTCGCACCATTCTTTCGACGGTCGCGCCGGCGCGCTGCCATCTCAAAGGTCTTTATTTCACCGAGGCGTTAAACGCCTACAACGCTCGCATCTCGTATGACGGGCAATTTACCCATGGAGTAGCCTGATGACTGATTTAATTGAAACCGGCGGCTGGGTTGAGGGGGTCTATCAAATCGAAATGACGGACCCTGTCGTTGGTGGGCCGCCTGATGTCACAAATGGCCAGGGGATTGCAAACGTCCAAGCGCAGCAATTGGCGCAGCGGACGGCATTTCTAAAAGGCATCGTTGATGCTCTGAGCAACGCGGAAACCTTTGAAGTCAGCACCAATTCCGATCTGAACGTCGACGGGGCTTTGCTGACGACGCGCGCTTCGATCCGGATTGCGATCGGCGCTGCGATTGATGCACTGGTGGACGGTGCACCTGGTGCACTTGATACATTAAACGAGTTGTCTGTCGCTCTTGGCGATAGTGATGATGCGGTTGCGGCGTTGACCTCCTCCATCGCGAACAAGCTGAATTCGTCAGCTTACACGGCAGCGGATGTCCTTGCCAAATTGCTATCGGTGGGCGTCGCTACAAAGGTCGAAGCTGAAGCGGGCGTTATCCACAACAAGGTTATGACTCCGTTGCGCGTGGCGCAGGCGATCGTAGCGTCGCTTGGCTCACTGGAAGGCTTGGCACCTACGGGCGCGGTTATTTACTTCGCCGCAGACGCGGCTCCGACTGGCTTCTTGAAAGCGAACGGGGCGGCACTCAATACCACAACTTATGCGGCCCTTTTTGCTATTGTTGGTTACACGTTCGGCGGGTCCGGTTCTTCATTCAACCTGCCAGATTTGCGCGGTGAGTTTCTGCGCGGCTGGGATGATGCGCGCGGGATTGATGGTAGCCGTGCGTTTGGCTCTGCGCAGGGTGACGAGTTCAAGGCGCACAAGCACACAGAAACCTATCGGGAAACTGGGGGGCGCGCTGACCCACAAACTTCGGGTGTTGCCTCGGTCGGAGGGCTCCTTGCCGTCAACACCGGATCAACTGGCGGCAGCGAAACCCGTCCCCGCAACGTCGCGCTACTCGCGTGCATTAAATATTGAGAGGTGAGCACATGAAAAAAGTCATTCAATTAGACGATAGTGGGTATTTCGTTGGGTTAACTTCGGCAGATGTTAGCCCCTTAGAGCCAGGTGCGTACCTCATGCCAGCCGGTACCGTTGATGCGGATATTCCCGACATTCCTGATAAGCACCTAGCAAAGTGGGACGGTGCGTGGGTTTTTGAAGCTATCCCAGAGCCGGCCGCCCCAGAGCCGGCCGCCCCAGAAGTGGTGCCTGATTTCGCCACATCGGCCGAGGCCAAAGTTGCGGCCACACGCTGGATCGACAAGCTAACAGACACGGTTGAGGATCGGTATCCTTCCGTTGTGCGGTATGGCTGGATTGATGAGGAATCCATGGCAGAGGCTTTTGTGGCGAACACCGCGACGGACGCACAGCTTGTCATCCTGCAGGCGGATGCGGATGCCAAAGACCGCACGCCGGCAGAACATGCGCAGCGGATCTTGGAAAATGCGCGCGCCTACCGATCCATAAAAAACGAAACGCGGCGTCTTTGGCTCGCAACACTCACCAATATCGACGCGGTGACGGATCCGTTTCAATTCGAAGTCGTCCTGCAGGCGGCAATCGATGAGGCGGCTCCGCTTGTTGAGGCTTACGGCT